CCCCACCGTGGGGGCACCACCCCAGCCCGAATCGGCGCGTAGCGCGAGGATTTGACAGTATGCCCACCACAATTTGCTAGCAAAATTTAAAACGCAATTGATTACCCACCACTTCACTACCCCCACCCCCCGTAGCATTACGAAAGGGGGTGGCAAACTTATTACTAAAGGGTTGCCTAGTCCTATGACCCCACGCCAAAGGGATGTGTATCTATACGTGAGATTCTTCTGGAAGAAATATGGCTATTCGCCATCATGTTTGGACATAGCACAAGGATTAGGGTTGAAGTCAAGGAACAATATTCTTCGAATAGTGGATCGGTTGGCTAGTCTTGGGATATTGGATAAGGAGAGATACAAGAAGAGGACGATGAAGCCTAGTGGGGTAAGGTATGACAGACTTCTCTAGGATAGCGCCGCTATTAGGGAAGATGACCGCTAACGAGCAGGAGGAGCTTTTTAAGCTCTTGCAAGCTTATAAGAAGGCGGAACAGGAAGGTAAGGCTTCTCATAACTTCATGGATTTTGTGCATCTGATGTGGGGAGAGTCTTTTATCTCTGGCAGACATCATAAGATTTTGGCTGAAAAGTTTGAGGGTATTGCCTCTGGCAAGATCAAGAGGTTAATTATTAATATGCCGCCTAGACATACAAAGTCTGAGTTTGGGAGTTATTTGTTACCTGCTTGGTTTATGGGTAAGTTTCCACATAAAAAGGTTATTCAGTCTTCTCATACAGCGGATAAGGCTTTGGAGTTTGGACGTAAGGTCAGGAACCTCGTGGCTTCGCCACAATTTGCCGCCGTTTTTCCCAATGTAGCATTACAAGTTGACTCTCAAGCGGCTGGGAAGTGGGCTACAAACAAGGGTGGTAGTTACTTTGCTGTAGGGGTTGGTGGTGCTGTAGCTGGTTATGGTGGGGATTTAATCATCATAGATGATCCTCACTCTGAGCAGGACGGTAAGAATTTAAACCCAGAAGCCTTTGATGGGGTTTACGACTGGTATATGACCGGCCCACGGCAACGTCTTCAGCCGGGAGGGGCTATTCTGTTGATTATGACCCGTTGGGGTAAGCGGGATTTGACGGGTAAATTATTGGATTATGCGGCCAAGAACCCGGATGCAGACCAGTGGGAGGTGATTGAGTTTCCTGCGATCATGCCTTCAGGTTTACCTCTGTGGCCTGAGTTTTGGAGTTTGGAGGAGTTGGAGGCTACTAGGGCTACCATCTTCCCCAGATTCTGGTCGGCTCAATACCAGCAAGAACCAACGTCCTCTGAGTCCGCTTTAATAAAGCGGGAATGGTGGCGGATTTGGGAAGAAGAGAAAGCACCGAAATGTGAGTTTGTTATTCAATCTTGGGATACTGCCTTTACAAAAAATGAAAGAAGCGACTTCTCAGCTTGTACAACTTGGGGTGTTTTCTATAAAGAAGACGATATAAAAACAGGAAAGCTACTACCAAACGTGATACTGCTGGACTCCTTTCAAGAGAAGATGGAGTTCCCAGAACTCAAAGAGGTTGCGTTTAAACACTATAAAGAGTTTAATCCCGATACACTCATTGTTGAGGCCAAGGCTTCAGGGCAACCATTGATATCAGAACTAAGGCAGATGGGCATACCGGTACAAGAGTACGTACCCTCCAAAGGCAATGATAAGATAGCGCGTGTAAACGCTATAGCCGATCTTTTTGCTTCTGGGGTAATCTGGTGTCCAGATACACGATGGGCGCGGGAGCTTATTGAGGAAACTGCTGATTTTCCCAATGGGGAACACGATGACTTGGTGGATTCCATGAGTCAAGCGTTGCTGCGCTATCGTCAGGGAGGCTTTATTCGTATTGCCTCTGATGATTATGAAGAACCAAAGCCACGCAGGGTTAAGGCTTATTACTAAGGCGAAAAATGGAAAAAGCCCTCAGTCCCATGAATTTTGATGATATTGGTAGTGCGGTTGATATTGAATTGCCTGATGAGCCTACCGAAGTAACTGCGATAGTTGTAATTGCACCAGATGATTCGTTTAAACAAAATCTGGCAGAAGAAATACCGGCTAATGTTCTCCAGACTCTTGCCTTTGATATTATGGAAGAGATCAGGATAGACACTACCTCCCGCCGTGATTGGGAGAAGACAGTTTCAGATGGTATGGAACTGTTGGGTATGAGGATGGAAGACAGGACAGAACCTTGGAAGGGTGCCTGTGGTGTTTTCCATAGCATCATGTCTGAGGCGGTTATCAAGTTTCAGTCTGAAATGATTTTGGAAACCTTCCCCGCTTCTGGGCCGGTTCATACCAAAGTAATTGGCAAGACCAACAAAGACAAAGAAGAGGCTGCTGTTCGTGTTAAGGATGACATGAACTGGCAGCTAACGGAGAACATGACTGAATACCGCGCTGAACATGAGCGGATGTTATGGAATCTAGGTTTTTGTGGTTCAGCCTTTAAGAAGGTTTACTTCGATCCCGCCTTAGATCGTCAGGTATCTATGTATGTCCCGGCAGAAGATGTCTATCTTCCTTATGGGTGTACTGAGCTTAATAGCTCCCCACGCATTACCCAGATGATGCGTAAAAGCGAGAATGAATTAAATAAGCTTATGCAAGCCGGTTTCTATATGGAACAAGAACTGCATAAGTCCACCCTTCAAGATAATGATATTGAGAAGAAGAAACAAAAGCTGTCTGGGACTAATGCTATTGAAGACGACCGGTATGTTCTATATGAAAGCCATATTGAGTTAGACCTTCCCGGTTTTGAAGACGAAGAAGATGGCGAACAAACGGGTATCGCCCTTCCTTATGTTGTCACTCTGGATACGATGGGTAACATATTTTCCATCTATCGCAACTGGAATCCAGAAGATGACACAAAAGCAAAGCGTGATCACTTTGTTCAATACACGTTTATTCCGGGGTTTGGTGCTTATGGGTTTGGTTATGTCCACATCCTTGGCGGTTATGCCAAAGGTGCAACGTCAATTCTCAGGCAATTAGTTGACTCTGGAACACTGGCTAACCTTCCCGGTGGCTTAAAAGCGCGTGGTCTTCGTATTAAGGGTGATGACACTCCTATATCACCCGGAGAATTCAGAGATGTAGATGTCCCGTCTGGAACGGTTCGGGACAACATTATGATGCTCCCCTATAAGGAGCCTTCCAGTACGCTCTTTATGTTGTTTAAAGAGGTTGTGGATGAAGGTAGGAGTCTGGCTTCTACGGCGGATATGAAAGTTGCTGATATGAATCAGCAAGCTCCTGTCGGGACTACGCTGGCTATTATTGAACGCATGATGAAAGTCATGTCGGCTGTTCAGGCAAGAATTCATTCTTCTATGAAGAAAGAATTCAAGATGCTCAAGAACATAATCCGGGATTACACCCCAGAAGAATACGATTATGAAACTGAGCGCGGCAGAATGGTCAAGCAGTCAGACTATGAGCATTGCGACATAATCCCTGTATCTGATCCAAATGCTTCTAGTTCAGTCCAGCGTATGGCGCAGTATCAGGCTGCAATGCAGTTGTCTGCTACCGCACCTCAGTTATATGACATGCCTATGCTTCATAGGGAAACTCTGCGTGTATTGGGGATGAAGAATGCGGATTTGATTGTTCCAGATAAGGACAATATAAAACCCAAAGACCCAGTTACGGAGAACATGAATATCTTGAATGCGAAGCCTGTTAAGGCTTTCCTGTATCAAGACCATGACGCGCATATTCAGGTTCATATGGCGGCTGCACAAGACCCTGCGATGCAGAAAATTATTGGTCAAAACCCAATGGCATCTGTTATTCAACAGGCGTTACAAGCTCACTTGATGGAACACATGGGCTTTAAGTATCGCGTTGATATTGAGAAGCAGATGGGTGTTTCGCTTCCAAAACCTGATGATGAAATGGAAGATGAAGTTGAGCTTAAGGTCAGTAGGCTTGCTGCTGAAGCTGCTCCATTAGTTCTGCAAATGCATAGTCAGAGGGCGGCACAAGAAGCTGTTATGCAACAGCAGCAAGACCCGGTTATTCAAGCTCAACAACAGGAGCTTCAATTGAGAATGCAAGAATTGAAAAGCAAGGATGAATTTAATAAAGCGCAATTGGCCTTGAAAATGCAAACAGAAGAAAGCAAGGATGAGCGTGAACGCTTGCGTATTCAGTCACAAGAGAAGATTGCTGGGGCAAATATTGGTTCTTCAGTTAAAAAATACGAGCGGCAAATGGAAGTAGAACAAAAAATCGTTGGTTTTAAAACTGGTGTTGAATTAAGGAAGCAATATGATCAGCAAAACTCTGGAAGAGTTCTTCAAAAAGGAAGTAAGAAGCCAAATGAATGAACTGGCTGATATTGTAGCTGCGGGAAGTGTCAAAAGTTTTGATGAGTATAAATTCATAACGGGACAGATAGCTGGTCTTGCTTATGCCGAACGTATCTTTTTAGATACGCTGAATGAATACAAAAAGGATGAATAATGTTTGAAGACACAAACAAGATAGTTGAATCGATACCAGAAGGCGAACGGTCTGCAACCCAAGTCCCAATCCCATCTGGATATCATGTTCTTCTGGCCTTGCCAAAAGCGGATGATAAGTTTGATTCTGGAATCATTAAATCTGATTCAACCAGACATCAAGAAGAAATAGGAACTGTAGTTGGTTTTGTTTTGGGAGTTGGTAGTGACGCTTACAGGGATAAACGCTTTAAAAGTTCTTGGTGTAAAAAAGGAGACTTTGTCTTGGTTGGTGGTTTTAAAGGCACACGTTTTCGTATTCATGGTCAGGAATTTCGCATGATTAACGATGATGATGTTCTTGGCGTTGTTGAAGATCCACGCGGTTATAGCCGCGCCTAATAGGAGATTTTTATGTCCGAAGAGTATATGCAAGAGTTAGACAAGAACAACGAGCCTATTAAAGATGGCGAAATAGCCATTGATATTATTGACGATCTTCCCCCAGAAGATCGCAATAAGGAGCCAATGACTGAAGACCCGGAACCAAAAGAAGAGGAATTAGCCTCTTATTCCGATAAGGTAAAAAAACGTATTTCAACTTTGCAACGCGCTTACCACGAAGAACGCAGGGCAAAGGAACAAGCTACCCGTGAGCAACAAGAAGCTATACGGTATGCACAGAGTGTATCAGAACAGAATAAGTCCTTGATTCAAAGGACAAATAGTAATGAAAATTTATTGCATGAAACTTGGAAATCAAAGACTGAAGGTGATTTAGAGAGGGCAAAACAGTCTTATAAGGCAGCTTATGAGAGTGGCGATTCCGACGCTATTATAGAAGCGCAGGAAGCAATGAGCAGGGCAACGATGCGCCATGAAAACTCCCTAACCAAAGAACCACCTTTACAACAGGAAATAAATGAAGTAAAACAAGGGCAAGATGTTTACACAGCGCCAGCACCCGATCCAAAAGCCTCTGCATGGGTATCAAAAAATCCGTGGTTTGGCAAAGATCGCCGCATGACCAACTTGGCGTATGGTGTTCACGAAGAATTGATTGCTAATAATATACATCCTGAAAGGGATGCCATTAAATATTATGAAGAAATCGATAAAGCAATGCGTCAAACATTCCCCAATTTTGATTGGGGTGACGACAGATCGGGAACCCCCCGCCAAAGCCGCGCCGCAACAGTGGTGGCTTCAGTGACCAGAACGGCCACTGGAAAAAGAGTTGCGCTGACTCATACGCAAGTCGCTATAGCAAAGCGTTTAAACGTTTCGCTTGCAGACTACGCCAAACAAGTAGCAGTTCTAAACGGAGCTAATAATGGCTGAACAACGTCAAGGTCGTGAATCACAAAATCGCGCAGTTAATGAACGTGCTAAATCTTGGACTCCCCCCCAAACGCTGCCGGATGTTGCCCCGCGTGATGGTTGGTCGCACCGTTGGATTCGCACAACCATTCTTGGACATGTGGATAATGCCAATGTATCTGCCCGTTTTCGTGAGGGTTGGGAACCTTGCAAGTCAGAAGACTATCCAGAACTTTTTGTTATGGTAGACCGCGACTCTAAGTTTCCCGGAAATATAGAAATAGGTGGTCTATTGCTTTGCAAAGCACCTGAAGAAATCATGGCATCACGCCATGCCCATTTTAAAAAACAAGCAGAAGCTAATATGGCTGCTGTAGATAATAATCTTATGAAAGAGAATGACCCACGGATGCCTTTATTTAAAGAAAGCAAAACGTCTGTGTCATTTGGTCGTGGCAACAAATAACGTAACGTTTAAACAACTTTTAGGAGTTTTACATGGCTTATCCTACTGTTTCAGCACCCTACGGGCTAATCCCCGTAAATCTGCTGGGCGGACAGGTTTTTGCTGGTTCAACCCGGCAAATTCCGATCCAAACGGCTCACGGCACCAGCATTTTCTTTGGTGATGTGGTTCTTATGTCTTCAAATGGCTGTATTACTACGGCTGCTTTGACTGTGACCACAGTTAACGTTGTTGGTGTCTTTATGGGTTGCAGCTATATCAACTCATCTAACCAACGTGTTTTCGGGCAGTATTACCCCGCCCTGACCACCGGCACCCCGGATACTACGAGCGCGATTGTCGCGTATGTTGCGGATGATCCCGATCTTGTGATGAAGACCGCGATTGTTTCTGGCACTACCGTAGTGGCACAAGCTACCCGTGCCAACTTGGTTGGCGGAAATACTGCGCTGGTTCCTAACGCTGGCAGCACGACCACCGGCAACAGCGCAATGGCTGTTTTGAATAGCACCGCAACCACGGCAGCAATTCCGTTTAAGGTTGTGGATGTTGTGCCTGATACCGCACCGGCTACCGGTTCCTTTGTCGCAGTTCTGGTGTCATGGAACCCAGGCATTCATCAATATCGCCTTGCAACCGGCGCCTAGGAGAATAAATAATGGCTATCTCACGCGCACAACTACTTAAAGAACTTCTTCCCGGTCTGAATGCTTTGTTTGGTCTGGAATACAAGAAGTATGGTGAAG